ATGCGCTTTAGTATTTACAAAAATATAAACAAAATGAGAAAAATAGCTAAAAAAGTAAAATTCCCTGAAAACCTACACCTAAAGGAGATGGTAACCGAATCGGGCAGATCGGTTGGCTACTATGCTAAAAAGTTATCCGTAAGCCGGGTGATTGTAAGTAACACCATCAACGGCCATTACAAAGGCATCAATATCGTTCCCAAACTGCTAACACTTATTAATCAATAATCATATGCAAAACGTTACTTCATTTGAAAATGCCTGCGAAATATTAGGCATTAACCCCCAGGTATCACCGGCTACAGAAGGCATGCCGGAAGATATAGCCAAAACCACTATCGCATTTTACAAGCTGAGCATTATTTACAAAGCTACTGTAGGCAACTGGAAGCCAGACTACAGCAAAAGCAACCAATGGAAGCGCACACCCTGGTTAAACTGGGTTCCTTCGTTGTCTGCCTTCGTTTTCACGGACGCGTACTACGCGGTCACGATCGCGGGCCTCGGTGCCCGCTTTGTTTTCCCGGACACGAACACGGGCGAAGCCCACGCCAAGTATTTCGCCACCCAGCACATCGGGCTTATCAACCAATTACATACTTATTAATAACCGAAACCATGAAATCACTTTTAAAAAACATCCAGGACGATAAACTAACCACAGGCCAGTTCATCATCCTTACCGTAATCTGCCTTAGCGTAGGCATAGCATTAGCCACATTCGGCAAATAACACCCATCCCGAAAGCGTAACCCGGCCATCGCCGCCGGGCGGGAGCAATTAACAAATTATAAATAACACTATGCCACAGTTTTGGAATAACATTCTTGTTGTAACTAAGGACGAATTGCAGCCCTGGTATTCGGAAACAAATCTGAAAACAACCATCCAACGCTATAAAAATAAACCGTATGGGATACAGCGTGTACAACGGGCACATAATGGCATGCCTTTATTAATATCATATGATAGCTTGCGTGAGGATATACAAACGGCCCTTGGCGACCCCCGCAAATGCGACCATATACTTGAAAGGTTTTACAGGATAGACGGCAAGGCTGTTACTTTTTTCAAAACCTTTCGGTTTGACGGCGACGAAACCTACCTGGACCAAATGTACCAGGAGCGTTATATTATTAATGCCAGCGTACTGGAAGCCCTTAAACTCCTAAAGGCCGACCGGACCGACAAACGCAAAAGCAAAGGTATCAGCCTTCATGGCATCAATACCACGTTGTGGGAAGATGCGCACAGCTTCCAGGCTACTCTTAAAGCCAAATATAACGGCGTACAGCACACCTTGCCCGAAGCTGAGCGCAGTTTTATTAATGTATTTAAAGAATATGAAGCCAATGGCTACCCCAGCCTGATCAGCGGCAAACACAAAAACCAAAACACCCGCAAGGTTACCGACAAAACCCTTGAACTGCTTAACAGCATGTTCATAGGCGAAAAGATAAAGCCTACGGCTACCGATGTTCACCGGAGGTATGAAAGCTTTATAGGCGGCTACCTTGATGTGGTGATAAACGACACCGGCGAACTGTATAACCCTGCCGACTTTAAAAAACTAAGTGATGCTACTGTAAAAAACTACATGAGCCAATGGGTTAACAAAATAGGTACCTACCAGCACCGCAGCACCAACCGAGAAAAGCTGATGACACAATTTAAACCAGCCCATAGCTTTGATAAACCAAAATTTGCAGGCAGTATAATATCCATAGATGACAGGCAGCCGCCTTTTAAAGATTTAAGCGGTAAAAGGGTTTGGTTTTACAACGGCATTGACCTGGGCAGCGAGGTGTTCACCGTTTCGGTACACGGCGAAACTAAAGAGGGTATCATCACAGAGTTTTACCGCGAGATGGTAAGGAACTATGCCCACTGGGGCTTTAACCTGCCTGCCGAGTTAGAGTGCGAAATGAGTTTAAACAGTTCATTTGTTAATACATTTTTGCGCGAAGGCGAAATGTTTCAGCATGTTAAAATGCTTCCTAATAACCCGCGTGCAAAGCGCATAGAGCGTTACTATAAAACACTGCGTTACGAATATGAAAAGGATAAGGAAGGCTGGCTGGCCCGCCCTCATGCCCTGAGCGAAAGCAACCAACCGGCCATTGATATTGAAAAGGTGCCCCGCATCCCTTATGAAGAAATAATAGAAGGTTGCATATCAGATTTAGAATTATGGAATTCGCGTAAGCATAGTGTACATACCCATATGACCAGGTGGGAAGTGTTTTGCGAAATGCAGCACCCGGAAATTAAGCCAACCAATTACATGGGCATACTGCCTTACATCGGTTACAAAACCACATCAAGCTGTAATGTGGGCATCATACGCCTGCAAAAAAGGGAATTCCTGTTGGGCCATGATGGCAAGATAAGCCTGGGCGAAAAGCTTATTAACCTGATGAAGCAGGTAGAAGGCCACGAAGTTGATATATACTGGCTGGATGATCACGAGGGTAAAGTTTTAAAGGCCATGGTTTTCATGGGCACCCAATACATCTGCGAGGCTATTGCCAAACCAAGATACACCAGGGCAACCATCGAAATGACAGATGCCGACAGGAACTCAGAGGTTATTATGAGCGCGTATACGGCCACTATAGAAAGCTTTGGCCGCAGGCAGAAACAAAAAATAGAAAAGGTTACCCTGATCAGCAAGATGGAACCGGAAGTAAGAACCTTCAGCATGCCAGGTAAACTTAAAAAGCAACAAAGCATAGGATCGGGCGAACGCCTGCCGACACCTGCAGAAGAGGATTTCACCATCCCGACTGAAAGCTTTGTAAAATCACTTAAAGACAGATTTTAATCCCTAATAATTATGATGACTGTATCCTACGAATTTAAATGTAAAGTGCTTACAGCACTTTTATCAGCCCGCGAACGCTTTGATGGCTACGACAGTGGTTTTAGCAAAAAGTATGGCATTAACCCTGCCATTTTCAATAAAATGAAAAAGGGACAGGTTGAGCGGGTGCTGGCCGATGGTGCCTGGATAAATCTTGGCCGGGAACTTGAAGTTAGGGCCGACGAGCGGCAGTGGCACGCTGCCGAAACGGATGTTTTTATCACTATACAGGATGATGTTAACTTCTGCAAGCAATATTCAAAAGCGAGAATTTTTGTCGACGAAAGTGGAATTGGCAAAACATTCACAGGTAAATACCTGGCGCGTACAGGCAAAAATATATTTTACATAGACGCAAGTCAATGTAAATCAAAAAACGACTTCATCCGGGCCCTTGGCAAGTCAATAGGCGTAGATCATGCTGGTAAATACGCAGATGTTAAAGAAAACCTAAAATACTGGATTAAGATGTTGCCGCAACCGGTAATAATTATTGACGAGGCCGGAGACCTGGAATACACCGCATTTCTTGAACTTAAAGAACTATGGAACGCAACCGAGGGCTATTGCGGCTGGTATATGATGGGTGCTGATGGTTTACGTGCCCTAATTGAAAAAGGAATAAAAGCCAAGAAGGTAGGATATAGGGAGTTATTCAACAGATTTAATGAAAGCTATTCGTCAATAGTGCCCCAAAGCAAAGAGCAGCGCCTGCTCTTTTATAAAAAATTGATAAGCGATGTTTTGACGGCCAATATGGAAGATACAGCAAAGCTTGAAAGTATCGTACGAAGCAGCATTACCAGCGAGAAAGATACGGGCAATATAGGCGGTTTGAGGCGTGCGGAAAGTATCCTGTTGCTAAATAGTTAAAGCCAATGAGGAGGGCTAAAACAACAAAGAACCTCTTCGACATAAAGCACTCTGTTTTTACGCTGACAGGCATTTGGCTTAAAGCACTGGGCGAGCCGGAAACACATGGAGCATGGATGATTTGGGGGAGAGAGAAAAACGGAAAAACATGGTTCGCCCTGCTGCTTGCCAAAATGCTCAGCTTATTTGGGCAGGTGCATTACATCAGCGCTGAAGAGGGAATGGGAAGTGACTTTATCAGGTCGATAAAGCGGGCGGGGATCACCGCTGACTTTAACATCAAGTGGATGGAATATGAATCGCTTAATGATTTATACGCCAGGTTAAAAAAGAGGGGCGCGCCTAAGATGGTATTCATTGACAATGTAACCGTGTACCTGAAGGAACTGCAAAGGGGAAAGTTTGAAAGGCTGCTACTGGATTTCCCGGATGTGCTTTTCATCTTCCTGGCTCACGAAGAGGATGGGAAACCATTTACAGCAACGGCAAAACTGGTTAAAAGGCTTGCTAAGCGGATAGTATACATTGAGGGGCTTACGGCATCTGTTGAGGGACGTGTAGAAGGAATGAAACTAATTATTGACGAAGAAAACGCTGCCCTGATATACGGGCAGCAAATATTAAACCAGGCGGTATGAAAACCAAAGAATTTAAAATGCCAAGAACGCGGATTGCCAGGATACGCGAGGAGAACAGCAGCCAGATGGACGAAATATGCCAGTTACTGGGATGGACAACAGATGAATATTGCTGGAACCAGTTCAGGGAGTACCAGCTATTTGTTGCCGAACTGTGTGCGGGATGGCCTGAGGTGCGGCGCGAAGTGGAATACTCACCGGTATTCAGGGGCTTTTTTAATAATGAGTGGAATTTGCGGAATGAAAATGAGTTTTTGCCCACTGCCTATGAAATGAAGTACGACAGCTGGTTTTTGCTGCGCGAGTTCCGCGATATACATGATTATAAAGCGCTGTTGGATGACGAGCGCTTTATGATGAAATACGAACAGATAAGGGGATTGATATAATGACAATAGCGGAGATTATAGCAGTGGTGACCGAAGTAACCGGGGTAAAGGTTGATAAGCTGGGCCGTAAGATGCCTACCTATTATACCTATTCGCGTTACGTAGCCATTGTGCTGATGGAAGAGGAGGGATACAAGAACACTGCTATAGCCGCTTCGCTCAATATCGCCAGAGAGCACACGCACCGGGCCTTAAAAAAGGCTGAATATTTATTTGAAACAGAAAAAGCCGATTCGGCAGGGATGGTTTTTAAAAAAATATACTTGGCCTGCGTGGCAAGGTTATCAAAAATGGAGGAGACTATATGAGATACTGTGCACAAACCCAGTTTCATATCAAAAGCATATCATGCGCTTTTAAAATACACCCTAAGCCTTTAACTACCCCGCAATTGGTAGTGTACAAAGTATGCCAGGCCTACAAAATAAACAGCGATCAGCTAAAGAGTGAATCTAAAGAACGCCAATTGTCTGACGCCAGACACATGGTATCATACATAGTAAGTAAAACATTCCCAACGATGATTGACAGCGCTGTAGCGCTATTGGTGAACAGGGATAGAACTACGGTTATTAACAGTGTAAAAGTTGCTCAAAACCTGCTTGATACCAATAACGAGTTCAGCAGTAAATATAAAAGAATTCAAAGGGCTATAAGGAAAGCCGCCAAACAAGCAATATGACCTTAAAACTAACATACGACCAGGCGCACGCGCTGATGCGGCTTTTTGAACATGTTATTATCCCGGAGACACCGGCAGATATTGCCGAAAGCCTGGTTAAAGACCTGATGAAAGCTGTATTTAAAAAGCTTAGAAACCGCATTGAAAGCAAATTGAAAGGCGATGGCTACAGCCTGGCCCTCAGCGACCCGGAGGCAAAGGCTTACTACCTGTACTTCCACCAGAGATACCTGGGCAAGGATTGGAAGTACGAACAGAATTTTATTGGCCAGCAGCTATTACTGCTTGACAAAACTTACGCATAAAACAAAAATAAAAGATATGAGCACATTACAGATCAAACAACAGAAACCGGCCGATAAACACTGGATTGACGAGCAGGGACAGCAGATACCGGTTAACCGGGTAACGCCCTTTGAAAAGAAACGCGAAAACGGCATTGCCAAACTGGCAAAAGAAGCCATGGCTATAAACGCAAAATTAAGCGCGTTTAAAGACAATATCCGCGCCACTGCCGATGAACTATATAAAGAACTGGTAAGCAGTGAAAAGGGCATACAGGGTAAAGGCAAAGGGAATATTACCCTATACAATTTTGATATGAGTATTAAAGTGGAGGTTAATATTAATGAGCCTATCCACTTTAACGAGGAGTATATCAAGCTTGCCAAAGCCGAACTGGATGCCATTTTTGAAGACGAACTGGATAGTTCATCAGCCTGGATAAAAGGGTTGATAATAGATGCCTTTTCAAAGAGCCGTGGCGAATTGGATACTGATAAGGTACTAAGTCTTAAAAAACATGCTTCGCGTGTTCCTGCGCACCTTAAAGAGCGCTACGATAAAGCAATGGCCTTTATTGACAAGGCCATTAACCGCCCAACCAGTAAGGCTTATTACCGGGTATGGGTGCGCAATCCGGAAGGTCAGTTTGAGAATGTTCAACTTAATTTTTCAGCAATATAATGGCGACAATCAATGTAAACGGCGTGGAGGTAGAACTCCGCACCAAAAGTAACCTGGTTCAAACCCTCGGCGAGATGACCGAGGATTGCTCTAACAAAATTAAAGGCGGCAAAATAAAAACGAACGCCAACAGGCGTACCGAAATGGCCACGCTTTCATTTTTTGGCAGTATTAACCATTACATGAAGGGAGGTGAAGAGGTATGAACGATCAACAGCAGGAAACACAAACCAAAAAGAATTGGAGTGAATTCAGGGAATCGGGCATGTTGTTTTTCATCAATACGGTACTACACTTCTTTGGCTGGGCCATCGTATTTGAAATGAAAGACGGATTGGTAACCGATGTGTACCCCGCGAGGGTTAAATACCGTGGCTTTAGCGAACCAATGCAGGATATAGGTCATGCCATGGTTGGCAAGTACCTGGCCAAAGAAGCTGCTGCACTAAAGCAGGAAACCGAATAATAACCCGCTATGGAGCATGGCCGGGGATCGTTTCTCCGGCCGGCTTCAAAAAATAAAAACCAATTATGAAACTAAGTGAAAAGGCTTTTAAAAAAGCAGTGATCTGTTTGGCCATCATCGGGGCGATAGTTGCCCTTTCGGGAACAGCCCTTAACGATGATACAATGTTCCCTGCTGGCATGGGAATACTTGCATCTACTATGGTGTGGATAATAATCAAAGCTTTAAAAGATATGGAAGGGACGATACAATGAAGCCAATACAGTTTTGGCTCATTGTGGTAGTTATCGCACTGGTAACTACATGGGCGTACCTGGTTATCAACATGGATCAGGAGCAGGCAAGGTATAACAGGATTGAAAATCACTCGGAAATAACGGGTATAGATACTTCAGAATGAAAAACAGCTACATCACAGTAACAGATCAGTTTTGCGGCGCTGGCGGAAGTTCGCAAGGCGTTCGTAATTATGGAAGCAAAATAGGGGGCGGCATCGAAGTAAAGATGGCTTTAAATCATTGGAAGCTGGCTATAGAAACACATAACACAAACTTTCCGGAAACACAGCACGATTGTACTGACATATCCGCTTGCGATCCGCGAAGGTATCCCAGCACGAACATTCTGATTACTTCTCCTGAATGTACTAATCATACAGTAGCGAATGGCAAGAAACAACTTAAAAACCAGATGGACATGTTCAATAGCGGGAAAGTTGACGCAGCTGCTGACAGAAGCCGCGCAACAATGTGGGATGTGGTACGATTTGCAGAGGTTCATAAATATGAAATAATCATTACTGAAAATGTAGTTGATGCCCGTAAGTGGATCATGTTTGATGCTTGGATATATGCTATGCGTGCTTTAGGATATGAACATAAAGCCTGTTTTTTAAATAGCATGCATTTTTGGCCGACACCACAAAGCAGGGACAGAATGTATGTGGTGTTCTGGAAAAAAGGAAACAAGGCCCCCGATCTGAACTATATGCCGCTTGCACATTGCCCAAAATGCGAAAAGAATATCAACGCGGTTCAAAGCTGGAAACTGAATCAAAAAAGCTGGAAATTCCGTGGCGGATATGTTTACTGCTGCCCTGTCTGCACAATGATTGTAGAGCCATTCTACTACGCTGCTTTTAATTGCATTGATTGGAGTTTGCCGGGGACGCGTATAGGTGATCGTAAAACACCGCTAAAGGAGAATACTGAGCGCCGTGTAAAGAAAGGGTTAACACTACACAGTCAGAATCCTTTTCTGATGCTTGCCGCATATGGCGAAACTGCAAGAGGCACAGTAAGGGCGATATCAGACCCGCTTTATACGCAAACGACCTTGGACACACAAGGGATAGTACAATCTTTTCTCGTAAATAACCAACAATCAGACAATAACGATAATCGCATAAGATTGGCTAACCAGGCGCTCTCTGCTTGTTCAACGAACGCAAATTTTGGCTTGGTTCATCCCATGCCATTAATTATAAAAGGCGAACACACCTCACAACCCGGTTACATTAAAACAGCAAACGAAGCTTTGCAAACACAGGCAACATGGCAGAGCATGGGAATTGTTACCCAGGCACCTTCAATTATAGAACTGAACAGCACCGGTAAATTAAAGCCTATGACCGAAGCCTTTTCAACTTTCACCGCCGGTGGTGTAAATCAGGGAATATTAAGCAGTGAAGCATTTAACTCTTTCCTGACTTATCACTATGGCGGCTCTGATCAGGTTAACCATATAAGTAAAGCTTTATGTTCGGTGACTACAAAAGACCGCGCGGCGATAAGTTACTTTAAAGAACCCAACTATGAAGACTGCTACTATAGGACGCTACGTGCCCACGAAGTGAAATTAGGAATGGCATTCGACAAAGATTATATCATCCTCGGCGATAGTAAAGCCCAGGTTAAACAATGCGGTAATGCCGTGACTCCTCCGCCTATGGCATGGCTAATTGAGCAAACAGCAGCAACATTAAACTAAATCATGAAACAAAACCTAATTCAAATAGCCACGCACCTGGCTGGTAACAAAGGCAAAGCGCCCGTTGCCTACATAGCGGGTAAAGTCACCGGACTGCCATACAATGAGGTGTATGCAAAATTCAAACTGAAGCAAATGGAATTGGAGGCAGAAGGATATTTCGTGCTCAACCCCTGCGATTTTATTGCTCCGCCCGGCTTGGACAGTTGGGGCGATGAAATGAAAATAGCCATTATCCTGCTTGCGGTATCCGGCACCATTGTCATGCTGCCGGATTGGGAAGACAGCCCCGGTGCCCGGCTTGAATTTGAACTATCACAGCCTTTAGGTTTATCAGTAATTCACAATTAACAAAATAATTAATAGTAATGGAAACAGTATCAATTAACAAAGACAACGCCCTAAAGGCTTACAACTCGGCATCGGGCGAACTAAAAGAGGTTTTAGCGGCCTTATTCGGAAAACAGGTTATCTCTCAAAACCCGATGGATCGGTTTAAGACATTTGAGGATGTTTGCGATGCCGAAGGATGGATTGCAACGGAAGTTTTACCATTCAGTAATCCTATGACGCCAAACCAGGTGCACAGTAACGGGGCCTTTAAACTGGCCTTGATCTTTGAAGCTTTCAACAAACGGACAGGGGATGACTTTAACGAACTATGGGAACCTGATTACGCCAACGCCAGGCAATACAAATATTACCCCTGGTTCGAATGGGTTCCTTCGTTGTCTGCCTTCGTTTACGCGTACACGTACTGCACGGGCACGTACACGTTCCTCGGTGCCCGCCTTTGCACGGAAAACGACGATTACGCAACCTATATCGGTAAACAGTTTGCCGCTGAATGGAATGAATTTTTAAACCCACAAATATAATATCATCATGAACGTACCATCATTTGAAAAAGCCTGCGAAATATTGGGCATCGATCCGAATTTATTACCAGGTGTTGAAGGCCTGCCAGAGGTTATTGCTAAACGCCAGATAGCTGCTTACAAACTGGAAATTATTCAAAATGCGACAAATGGCTACTGGAAGCCTGATTTTGGAGACGATACCTGGAAGTATACGCCCTGGTTCGAATGGGTTCCTTCGTTGTCTGCCTTCGTTTACACGCGCACGGACTACTCGCACACGTACACGTTCCTCGGTGCCCGCTTTTACTTCGAAAACCGGGAAACGGCCCGCTATTTTGGTGAGCAGCACATTGACCTGATCAACGACCTGCACCGGGTAGCATAACAATAATACGGCTGTGCGCCGCGATGCCGCAGTTCCTTCGTTGTCTGCCTTCGTTTACACGAACACGAACTACACGAACACGAACACGAACCTCGGTGCCCACATTGCTTAACAGAACTTAAGCGGCGCAGGCCCTGCCACAGTGCAAAAAATAACTAACAAACTTAAGGGCGTTGGTAGCGGTGATCCGCGAAAACGACCTACAAAGCAAAGGCTTAATGAAACGGATAGGTAACCTTTACGCAGATATCATCAGCATTGAAAACCTTCAATTAGCCGATGCAATTGCGCGTAAAGGCAAATCAAAGCAATCGGGTGTAAAAGAGCATGACAAAAACAGGGATGCCAACATTATTGCCCTTCACCAGGCATTAAAGGATAAAACATACCAAACCGGTACTTATCAGCACAGAACCATATATGAACCTAAAGTGCGCGAGATATCCATACTGCCATACGTTGACAGGATTGTACATCATGCCATTATGAATTACCTGGAAGCGCCTTTTAATGCTTATTTCACGGCGTTTACCTACAGCTCTATCAAAGGAAAAGGTATTCACGGTGCTGCTGATGACGTTAAATATGCGTTGAGGGATGTTCAGGCTACTGAGTACTTCTTAAAACTTGATATCAGGAAGTTTTATCCCAGCGTAAACCATTCGATTCTAAAGCAGATCATCAGGCGTAAGATAAAAGATAAAGATTTGCTTTGGCTGCTGGACAGTATTATTGACAGTGCTCCCGGCCTGCCTATAGGGAACTACCTGAGCGCCTATTTTGCCAACCTGTACCTTACACCGTTTGACCATTGGCTGAAAGAGCAGCTGGGCGTTGCCAACTGTTTCAGGTATGCAGATGACATTGTTGTTTTGGCTGACTGCAAAGAATACCTGCACGGTTTATTAGCCTTCATTATATGCTACCTGCATGATAATTTAAAACTTGAAGTAAAACATAACAGCCGGGTATGCCCGGTAAAAACAGGGCTTGACTTTGTAGGGTATGTATTTTATGATACCCATATCCTGTTAAGGCCTTCTATCAAAAGACGCTTTGCCCGGATGATGGCCCGGAACCCCCTGCCGGTTAAGATAGCCGCTTATAACGGCTGGGCAAAGTACGCTAATTGCCGAAATCTTATAAAAAAACTACAATCTACCAATGAACAAATTCAGCGATTTCAACATACAAACCAACAAAAACAACTACAAAGGGGATAAGATAAAAACAGAACGAATATTGAACCGTGAAATAACGGTTCATGAATACTGGATAGTTGACAGTACCAAGCAGGCCGGAACACTCAGGCTTGACATGCAGATATCCATTAACGGCACCTATCACATATTATTTACCAGTTCAAAGGGGCTTATGGAAGCCATTGCAATGGTGCCTAAAGATAAGTTTCCGTTTGAAACGACAATTATAAGAGATAACGACTGGTTCAGATTTACATAAAAAACATAAAGTAATGGTAATAGGATTTAAAAAACAGTTCAGGGAGCCGATTGAGGCCGGAACGAAGATACATACGGTAAGATCAGATGAAAAGAACCGGTGGAAGCCTGGTGTAATAATGCACATGGCTACTGGCACAAGAACAAAATATTACACTTGCTTTAAACAAACTCCATGTGTTTCATACCAAAGAGTATTCATGTCATATTATCAAGGATTACTTCAGATAAGCGTTGGGGATAAGGAACTATTTGGCTATCATGAAAGGGAATTGTTTGCCGTTAATGATGGATTTTTAAATCTTAAAGCATTCGAAGATTGGTGGATACCTGAGTTAAGTAAGAACCCTAAGCTTGAATTTAGAGGTAAAGTTATTCACTGGACAGATTTTAGGTACCAATGAGAAACTACAGCCAGTTCTTTGCCATACTTAAGAAGATAGGGCGGGATAAGGAAGATGTTGTCGACGAGTTTACCGAAGGCCGTACCGAAAGCCTGAGCGCTTTAACAGATGGTGAATTTAAAGAGATGATGACCCGGCTTGCAAAATTCAATACCCCGCCGCTGGGTAACGACCAGCGCCGCAAGATCATTGCCCTGGCTAAAAACATGCGATGGGGGAAAAACACCCGCGAGAGTTTAATAGAGATTGATAAATGGTTGCTTAACCAGAAATACCAAAAGCCGCTGATGCAGCTTGACTTGCAGCAATTGGGAGTTATGGTAACGGTATTGGAACAAAAGGTTTACCCGGATTATTTGAAAGGATTGAACAAATGACAATATACTCCTTAACCAGCCCGAAGATTGATGGCGAGATAGAATTGCAGTATACCAACGGCGTTTTAAACTGTATTACAATGGCGTTTAAACAGCCTTTAAATGCCATTCAATTCAAGGCGCTGGTATCATCGGTAAAACAATTTGAAGCCGACCTGCCGCAGCTGGAAGGCTTAGGGCTTATTATTACAGCAGCAATGCCGGCAAATCAAAAGATTGCGTTGTTTTGCTCAAGGTATGAGTTTCACAAAAAACGCAAGTACCAGGTTACCCCGGCAGAAAGCGGAAAGTTTAAGCAAAGTAAGGTTAAGATAACCGCCGAAATACTTGATGCTTACTTCTTATCAGAAAACTTCCTGTTTAAAGGCAAACACGGCATGGGTAACCTGATTAAGTATTATAACCAACTGCTTGACGAGATAGCCACAGGGCCTATATCAAAGCATCCTGACCATTGGAGTAAAACATATGAAGACAAGCTGGACGATGAAGGCCGGGTTGAATACTGGGCGCACCTTCGCGGGTTGGGCTTAAGGCCTGTAAGGGACAGGGTACAAAGGGTTACCGATTGGATTAAAGCCGTTGAGTAACATTTTAAGTGATATAGTAACCCAAATGCACTGTGTCCCGTAAAAGGCCAAATGCATTTACAGAAACAACAATGACATAATAAAGAAACTTTATAAGTTTGTACAATTAAAATATTGTACCAAAAAACGTTGCCAATCTAAAGTACGAAGCATAAGAAACCAGCAACGCAATAACCGGTACGCCGATACAACGGCGTGGCTGTGTCTTTTGCGTGGATAGGGCTTCGTACCCCTGATTGGCTTAAGATTACCGGCTGCGTCGTTGCTTTTTAAAGCCACATTCCCGCTAATTAAATACCGCCAATAAACCAATTGCATTTACCTGTGCAAAGCATAGTATATTTATAAACGATTAAGTGAGGGGCTTTATATGATTGCTTTTAAAAGAGAAGAATCCAAAATTGTTATTACTATCAATGGCGACGAAGATTATTACGTTGATACCATGAAAACATTACTATTTATAATTGGTAACCAAAACCCGGCTAACCCCCTTAAGCCGGATGAAATTGCAGGTATGATGCGCCTGCTGGCCGAAATGCTGCCATCGGTTGAAAATCTAAAAACAGAGCGACAAAGCGCCTAAAAGTGTGACATATAAAGTAAAGCGCCTGCTTTATCTTTGTGTTAATGGCTTACAATAGCAATAATCATAAAAAAAAGGTAGCGCGTATTTTAGCGGTATACAGCAGCATCAAAGAAGCTGATATACCGGATACGCGTATTGTAGCCAAAAAGCTGCCGGAACACGACATACATATCAGCTACCGAACGCTGATGAACTATAAGAATATCAAGCCATCCGAACTCGTGACTAACCAACTTAATCTTTTCGCAAAAGCCAGTTAAGCCTCTTCGGCTGTTAAATCAATCCAGCTGGTGGCAAATACAAACCGCATTATCACAAGCCCGTCGCGCCGCTCCTCCTCTGCCTGGCTTGTGCGGCTAAAGGTGTCGAGTTCGACATTGTAAAATCCTTGCAAGCAGGTATAAATATCGTCTACCGTGTCATAGTAAGCCAGGCTACGGGCTAAGGCGGATTCGGGGGCCTTGTTGCTGGTTTCTGATTTTGTTACATCGGCCCAATAACGAACAATTACGTTTCCCCAACATTTCTGCCGTTTATCGCTGATGTCTTCAGTTCGAGTAATGCTTACCTTAACCAGGACGCAATTGGGCGGGACGGCCGGTTTACCTTCGTACCTGTCCAGTTCGCCGTTGTCTTTAGCAACCCAGGTAAGGGCTGCAATGCCGCTAAGCTGTTGTTGTGAGGCTAAAAATGCTATTCTCATTTTATTTGGTATTTATTTTTACAATTCGGGCATGTGCCGGTATACTCCCGGTAATCAAATTCGCAGCCGCAGGCCTGGCATATTACCCAAACTTCATGGTTGCTTATTAAAATGTATATTTTCATATTATTTTAGTGCTTTTTGTATTTCGCGCCTTACCAGCTGGCGCATGGCTATTTCAAAGGCGATGGTATGCCCGATGAATTTACGCTGAGGCATGTTAAAGGTGTGGGCTTTAAAACTCAAGCCCTGACCCTCTGTCGTACCCTTTTTGAATTTGCCCTTCTTTGGCCCCCTGGCAAACCTATTTCGCACAAAGGTTTCTGACCGGGCAGCTTTGCTTATTTCGCCGCCGTTATTGTGCACGGCCATATAGGGCACATCGTCGCCAATTGTTACCGACGTCGGGGTTGTTTGAATGATGCGCACACCTCTTTTGCCCCTGCCCGATTTAACCAGCAGCGCGCGGCCGGTATCTTTAGTACTCTTGCGCTTTGCCCATGGTGTACCTTCCCATGACTGTGATCGGAATGCTTCAAGGCTATAATTAACCGCCTCGTTGCCAATAATTAGCGGCAGTGTTTCTATAACCGCTCCCAGCGATGCCCTTATTTTGGCAAATGCCTCTGTAATTTGCTGTTCGCTTCCGGCCATTTGATTATTAGATAATTACTTGTACATTTGTAATGGCGGGGCTGCGTACCTCGCCGCAGTGAGGCCGTCAGATTTACTTCTGATGGCCTCACTCATTTAATCCCCTGGTGAATTCGATATACTCGCCATCGCGCGTAACAAAGCCGATCTCTTTAATATCTTTCAATGCGGCGAAACGATCCTGGGCGGCTTTTTTCAACAATGCCTCCGCGTAATCTTCCTTTAGCATCACAATTACCCTATCGGCCTGCTGCGCTCCGTTTGCGATGTTGCGTTGCAGCTTTTTAAAGGTTACCGGGTCTTCGGGTGATTTTAGATCAGCATAGTCCTTTTTAAACACCATGTCGGGGTTTTTGCCCGGCTCTACGCCTGGCAGCAGTGCTTTGCGCAATTCGGCTTCGCTGGCATGAATTTCGGGCAGGATATCAACCGTATAGCCTTTATCGGCCAGTGCTTTGCCGGCCTTTACCAGGTTGGACAGGTCGGGGCCACCAGCTATATCAGTCTTGCGGTGTACAGCCAGTTCGGTACCGTCGGCAGCTTTATATTTAACAATGTACTGATCGGCTTTAGGCATGTAAAGCGTACTGTTATTGATAACATGAGGCGGCACATCGGTATAATAAGCATGGCCCGGCGGGAAGATGGTGCCGGTAATGCCGACGTTGTTTTCAAACATGGCTCCCATTTTTTCAGGATAAACGATATCCTTAGCTGGTGTTATTTTACCGTCGCGTACCTGGCGCACGGTGCTGCGGCAATTAAAGTGGTTTGGCGGGTAGTACTTTTTCCAAAAGGGATCATCAACCGGTAAGCGCACTTTATCCAGCGGCGGGCAGATGGTGGAACTATGGTCGTCGATAACAGCATCAAACTCCAAAAGGGGGAACGTTTCTTTTTGTTCCTGAATTGTAACCCATTTACCGGCCATCTGGCCGCTGGCAATTGCGGTTTGGTACTCGGTTCCCAGCCAGTTCAATTGCTGGCCTGTAATAGCCCTTGCTTCTGCCTGGAACTCTTTAAAGCTGCGAACCTTGCCGTCTGCATCAACAAGTGCTTTGCTCATATCCCTTAGCTGGGTATGTGTTTTGGCTGCGCTGAATTGCCAAACATTGTTTTGAAGTGCCGTAATGGTGCGATAATCGGGCGAATCCCAGGCTATATCAGGAAGTTTTTTACCATAGCCTTCCATAACGCCGCTTTCCAGTTTTTTGCCATACGCGCGGATCAGGTTAGGATCGGCGTCAGGTGCGGCCTTAGCTTTAAAAATTGCGCCTATAAGCCCATCAATGTAATCCTGGTACTGCTTAGGTGCATCATCAATACTTAGGTTAACCGCGTGCTTATCGCAGCAGGCAGCATACAGATCGTTCAGCCTGTTTTGCAGTTCAATAAAATTTAAGCCGTTACGCCCGTTCAGGCAGCTGATTGCTGACGGGCCGGGCCAAAAAAATCGGAACCCTCCAATAGATCGGCCTTGAGTTTTTGAGCGGCTTTGTCCTTTGCGGGTTGTACCTGCTGCCGCGCGGCTGTTACCTTTATGCCAAACTTGTCTTCAAACCATTTTACATCTACCTCATAATATTCAAGTGTTTTTATAACCCGCTCAAATAGCTGCTCCGTGTTTTCAGTGGGTACAAACTCAAATACGAGGTCACCAGTTAACATGGCATGCTTTTTAAGGGCTGGTATAATGATGTTATTCCAGTCCTCGGCTATCATAGCGCTATCGCTTTGTACCAGCAGTTGTAGCATTTCCTGCGCAACCTGGTCTTTTGACCTGCTGCCGTTTTTTGTATCCTGACCAAGTATAGCCCCCACGATCAGCAATCCAATTTCAGCGCGGCAATAGTTATTGAGGCTGTTGTATACATCGCCATTTGTGTTTACAGCCGCCTCGGCAAAGCCAAACTCTTCGTCCTCGTCGATGATGAACCAACTGGCCGCGCCCATGTCAGTCATCATCTTTTTGGCCCTATCCATCATCTTTTTATCCTGTGTGTTGGTTTTTAACCAGCGCGGCGGGATTCCGTAAATTTCGCATAACTCACTATGGCAGCTTTGGGCAAATCGCTTAAACAGCACATGCGGTACCGCTTTGTTTAATAATGGCATCTCCTTGCTCCAAAATTCCAATATCCAGGTGCCGTACTCCGGCATTTCCCGGTAAGCTATTTTATTAACATCGTCCTGAAAATCGGGGTAGAAATAGCCGGTTTGAGGGACAACGTTAGTTCGCGGAACCAGATCGCCAACCAGGAACTTGCGGCCATCTATGGTTTGCGAAATGCTTAGTTCAACCAGACTGTTTTCATAAAATATCTTCTCGTGTGATTTGCGCGTGAGAAACCGGTATATAGGCGACGTTTTTAACGCTGTGGTTTGATCGGTATCAACATCTCCGTTAGGCTTTTTAAGGCGGATATCAAGCGTGAATATTTGTTGCAGGCGATTTTCAACCTGTGAGGTTAAAAAAGCATCCTTCATGATATCACTAAGGATCAATTGCAGCGCAAAGGTTTTCGGCTCCTGGCAATAGTATAAAGCTTCGGCGCGTTTCCAGTCTTTAATGTCCATTCGGGTTTGAAATACCGACTTTAGATCGTGCGGTAAATACTGGCCCTTCTTGGTAGCGCCGGTTGAGTACTTTTCGGCTGCTAAGCTTACATAGCCCTTAACCGCCTGATATCCTGTTTGAATTAGGTTCATATAATAGGGGTATTTATTATTCGTGGTTAAATTTTTTCCTGCTGCCCATTCCAAAAGGCAGGTCGTCATCGGCGGGCTTGGTCGTCAGCCGTGGCAGTGTGCTGCTGGTTGTTTTACCGCCAGCCAAATCCATGATATCAGCCTCGGCCCTGTCGTACCTGTCCTGTACATCTTTATAGTCGCCCCCTATGTTGCTCAGCGCACATATAAAATAAAGGGTGAGAGACTTTACATAACCCAGCATCAGCAGGTTGCGTGCCGCGCCAACGCGGGCAAATTCGGCTGGTGCATCATAAAGTATGCGACCATCAAGCCACTGCTTTTTGTTGTTTGGCGTAAGGATGTTAGCAGCTTTCTCAACAGCCATTGCTATAGCGTTGTCTACAATTTCGTCGTCGTTATCGGTGATCGCGTCAAGTTCATATTGGCGGATGACACTTTTCATTTCTGCTTTTACTAAGTATGCCATAATTAATATTTTCTACTTTCGCGCTCCTCGGCCGCGTATGTTCCTTTTTGTTTTTTAGTGCGCCTGTTTAGTTCGGTTTTGGCCCCGTGGAAGCTATCCGGGCCGTCATCGTTTTTGGGGCTTCCCTTTTCAAATTCAAGAAACTGGTCTACCAGTTCCTGTACTTCGTCATCCTCTTTGAATAATTCGTTAAAGAATACCCACAGGCTTTCAAAGTCGCTTTCCAGGCTTTCGATACGGTCGTATTTGCCCTCTTTGCTCCGCTTATCTGCACGCACCGGAATCCAGTATCCGCGCTTTTCGCCCTCGTTATTAAAGTCGTTGACAAACTCGTCTTGGGCAAACAGGCCCTCGATCAGGTACCTGATATTGTATCGTTCCAGCCGGTACTCCTCGTAAACATCATAAAGCCATCTGGCACAGTTGGCGCGGCTCTTTTGGCGCAGGTATACCAGGATGATGTGAAACTCTTTGCCTTTTTTGCCCACGAATAGCATTGACTTATAATCACCCTGGTCTTTATAGGATAAGTCACCATAGAAGCAAAGCGCATCATACTCCTTAAGCGGGAGCATTGATTTGTACTGGATATATTCGTACTTGAAAATTTTGCCCTCCTGGATATGTTTGTTCATGTACTCGCGCATGAATGAACGATAGGGCATGCTTTCAAATTTCTCCCGCCAGTAGTCAGATGATGTCTTTTCGGGCCAGTTGGGCTCAAAGGTTTTGATATCCTTTACTGCGTTAACAGAAAGTATTTTGTAATTGGTAGATACTGCGTCACGTGCTTTTGTGCGTACCTTATCCTTTTCGCCTTTTTTCTTTTTGGATATGGTGACGCTGAAGTAAGTTTTTAACCTATTAGTAAGGCACTTTTTATTGAAGTTGTTATTAGCGTATACAAAGCGCTCCGTGCCATCGTCATCGCTGTCAAAGCAGCCCCAAACATCCTCGGTAATGTAATCCAGGAACTCGCCCATCAGGTTATCATTGTTCAGGTGCTTTTTGCCGTCGACGTCGTCACAAACGATATAGTCGGGCCTTTCGCCCTGTTCACGTACACCGCGGCAATCCTGGGCGAAACCTAAAGACATAAACTTAACACCATCGGTAGTTGTAAAATCTCCCTCGGCCCAGCTTCCCTGCTGAAACCTGTCGCCATAATCGTTTTTAAGCCGGTTGTTAAATTGCAACTGGCTTTGCAGGCCGGATAATAGCTGCATGGCTTTCTTTTCGGTTTTGCCGATCAGGAGCATGAATTTAAGGTCGTGCTTAACCAGGTATAAAAACAAGGGGATCCCCATACAGATATGTACCGATTTACCGGCCGACCGGAACATCTCGGCGAGCAGGCGCAGGCGTTTACTGTTTACAATGATCTTTGCTAACTCCTTGTGAAACCAGGCGCACTTTTTTTTTGCGAAGTTTGGGAAGTAGTATTCAAACCAGCGCACGTAATCCTCTTCAAGCCATTTTATGCGTTTGCGCTTTTCCTCCTCCGTTTCGTGAATGTTTACAGTGGTGGCTTTGGCAATGCGCAGGCAATGCTTGTCGTAATCAGCTATCAGCTTTAAATACTTATTGCTCTTTTCGCTCATGCTTCCAGGTTAATTCGGTGTTGTAAAAACAGCTTATGGAAAGGGGTGCATAAGGTTGCAAATTTTGGGTCTTGCTGGCTGATGAAATTGTCGAGTTCCTTCAGTATCTGCGCTACAACATAGGGGTCTGCTTTCCTGTCCACGCGTTCGAGCGAGGCATTGACCTTTGACAATGCGTCTGTATCAATACGAGGTTTGTTGCCCCCGGCTATCCAAATAAATTCAGCCTGTAATATTTGCTTCGTCTTTACCGGCGATGAATTGTAATCAAGCCGTTTATCGTCCCAATTGTGCTTAGCTGCCCACGCGCTCACCGTGTTGGTAGTAACCTTAAATAATTCGGCAATTTCTGCCTGTGTACAGTCGGGGTGATCTATAAACCACTCCTCCGCCTTTACTCTTATGCTATCCTTTTTGCTCATGCAGGTTGTTTTTGCGTAAGCAAAAATGACCTTAACTGCACTGGTTTTTAAATAGTTGCGCAAGGCTTGCACAACTATTCGGACGGGCTTAAAGATGCTTGCATCTTTGGTTCAACAACAACGAAAGATCAAAATAACACATGCCCAGATTCAAGTGGAATAACGAAACTATTACCAATAGCTACGGCTTCAGGATACTAAATAAAGGCGGTGATTTTGCGCGGTTTACTGCCAATCCAGTAATGCAAAACAGTCATTACAACACTACCAAGATGAACCTGGGCAGTTGGAAGAATTGGAAAGTTGACGGCTTTGAGTTAAGCGGGGAAACTGTTTTTGACAGCGCTCGTGAAGATGTTAAGGAGGTGGAAGGGCAGGTTGAGCGCGGCTTTATTAAAGCCTGCTCAATGGGAATAGCAATTAGCTGGGATGATGACAGCTGGCAGAAGGCCCCAGACGGCGTTTGGGAATTGGTGAAGTGGGAGTTGATGGAAGTGTCTATTTGTGCTATTCCCAGCCTGTCAAGCGCGCTCGCCCTATACGACAAAGCCACTATGGAATTAATCCCTGAAGACCAGGTCAAACTTTCCGTTGTAAACCTATCAGTAGAAAAAATAAAACCAAATACTCCAAACATGGAAAAATTTAAATTATCAGCCGCCGCCATGGTGGTTTTAGTAGCCTACGGCTTAACAAATGCGGAAAGCGAATCGGAGATCAATGCTTCTATAGAGCGCCTGAATGTTGCGCTAACCAGCGAAAAAAACAAAAATACGCTTTTGCAAAAGAACCTTGACGACAACCTGAAGTTACAGGCTACGGGTTTGGTTGATGCAGCCATATTAGAGGAAAAGCTGACCGCCGGAGAGCGTGACACCTATATAGAGTTGGCTACAACTAACTTTCAACTTGCATCAAAGCTGCTGGCGGCAAAGCCTGGCAAAGAAAGCCTTACCGGCAAGGTAAAGCTTAAGGCTGGCGAAACCGAAATCAAAACTATTGATGATTTTGAAAAGCTATCGGAAGAAAAGAAACTGGCTTTTAAAACAGATCACAAGGACGCCTATAACGCGCTTTTCGCTTAATCCGATTTAAAAAAACTGAAATTTTAATACCCCTATTTTTTAACAATTAAATCAAAAAATTATGCCCGCTAATTATCCTGGCTTATGGCTTAGCCGAGTAGAAAGAAACCTTGAAAGAGGCGATAAAGCACCCTGGCTTGACGGCATCGCCGAACTTGACACGCCTATCGTAGTGTTAGGTGCCGGTGAGTTGAGTGAGAAAAACCTGATCACTATACCTACAACCGAGTTTGAACCGGAAGTATTGTTAGACAATACAGCTTACCCGATTGCCATTGTTGACTATACCGATGATGCGGTTGTTGTAAGTATGCGCAAGTACCAAAGTGTAGCTACCTCAATCAGCGATGATGCTATTACCGGGTCATCTTACGACAAGATAGACTCCGCAACTAAAGGCCATACTACGGCTATTCTGAAAAAGAAATATAGGGTTGCCTTGTATTCTATGGCCCCGGCCGCAGATACGGCCAACACACCCGTATTGGTGACCACCGGCCGCACCGGTAAATTTAAAGCCGACGGCACCGAAATTATACTTGTTGCGCCTGATGGCAGAATAAGGCTAACCTATATTGACTTAGTTGCTTTCCGCCAGGAATGTACCGATGCAGGTTTTGATTTTGATGGTGGTGGTATTCGCCTGGTATTGTGCGACGACCATTGGAATGACCTGTTGCTTGATCGGGACAACTTTGGCGATCAGCTGGTTAATTATAAAACCGGCGATGTGGCCCCTGTTATTGCGGGGTTCAAAATGTACAACGCGTCCTATAATCCTAACTACGACGGGACAACCAAGCTTGCATTTGGCGCAATACCAACCTCAACCCAGTATAAAGCTTCTATTGCCTTTTATGAGGGCAATGTTGCTAAGAAAACCGGAAAAACACGGCAGTACTTCCGCCCGGCTAATATTGACACGACCACCCAAACCAACCTGTTAAACTACAGGCATTACTTCATGGTGGTTCCCAAACGCGTGAAATATATAGCTGCAATAGCTTCAGGTATTTTTGAAGAAGCTGCTTAATACCCGATAAACCACCCTATTAAAATACAGATGCAAAACCAACCGGGCCGCGTTAGGCGGCCCGGAAACTTGAAGCTAAATGGATCACCTGACACGCCTTTTAAAAACCTTTGATTATCACAGTGCCACAGAATTTGTGTATAGCCTGGCACCGAGCAATAAGTACGGGTTCACCACGCAGCTGTTGTTTATTACGTTCACCTGGACGGCGGTTGATAAGGTGTTTGGATTGGATCAGGGAGGTTTCCTTGCCTTACTGGCCATCTTCGTAACCGAATTGGTGAGCGGCATCTGGGCGGCAAGGGTGAGGCAGGAGACAATAAGCAGCGTTAAGCTGAGCCGGTTTAGCCTTAAGGTAGCCTGCTACCTGGTAATGATAGGTGTTAGCTATTCGCTATACCAATCATTTAAAGGGCACAATGAGGGCGTTGCCGCATGGGCGTTTAACTGGCTGCATATTGTACTGGTAACGCAGGTGGCATTTGAAAATACCATCAGCATACTGGAAAATATTGCCACGATAAACGGCAAAGAGAAAGATGCCATAGTAACACGGATAACTAACAAGTTTAACTCATTATTTAATTAACAACATGAAAAAGTTTATTTACGTAGCTGCGCTGTTTGCAGCATTAATATCAATGACGGTAGCTGCTCATGCCCAGGCTAACCTTAAAAACCTGCAATCGGATTTAACCATTCACAAACTGGGGTTGGATACCAATGTTAATGCCGCGAGCGTAAGCCAGGTGTTACAAATAGGCGGATACCAGGACATCATAACTATACAGGCCGGTGTAACCAAACTTACCGGTACGCCGGGCGGGTCGGTTAAGCTTTACGGCTCGGTCGATAATATAAAATATGATTACGCCACTACCAGCACCGATACACTTGCCGTAACCAACGTAACACCGCTACAGGTTAAAACGTGGGTGATAGCGCCATCGAAGTTCCAGTATTATAAAGCTGTATATAAGAGCGCTCAAAGTACTCAAACATCTACCATAGTAACTACAGCCATGTGGCGGGCTAAGTAAAGGGTATGTTAAGCGCAGCAATATCCCTGGTAAAAACCTTAAAGAATGACGCGGCGAAAGCCTGGGCGGTTGATAAAAACGACACCGGCCTGATTGAGGGGTTTGAAGGCCTAAGGCTAAGCGCCTACCTGGATACCGCAGGTGTGCCAACTATTGGCTGGGGGAATACCCGCTACCTGAACGGTATCCGTGTAAAAATGGGCGACAGGATAACCAGGGCGCAGGCAGATAAATTGCTGCTGGCTACCATGAAAGGATTTGAAGCTGAGGTGCGGCGCCTGGTTAAAGTCGCCATTACTGATAACCGTGGGGCCGCGCTGCTCAGCTTCGAGTATAACACAGGAGGCTTGGCCGGTAGCACACTGCTTAAAAAGCTGAATGCCGGTGATTATACCGGCGCGGCAGATGAATTCCTGAAATGGAATAAGAGCCGCAAAAACGGTGTGTTAAAAGTCAACCCGGTATTAACTGCCCGGAGGTTTAAAGAGAGACAATTATTCTTAGCAGCATGAAAAATATATTAAAATCTATCGCTGGTTTTTTTGCAGGTATTTACCAGGCCGTGGTAAAGGGAGGCGATCCGACAATTGTGAAGCTGCCCGACAGTATGGCCATTACGCCAGAGTTAATTGACCATTGCATCAATACGGTTAACATTATCAAGCGCATTGTCAACAACCCGGTAGCCATATTGATAACCGACCTGACGCCCATACAGCTTGACAATAATATCCGGCTGAAAATAGCCGAAGCCTTACCGGCGATACTGGCCGGGCTGACTTTTGAAAAGGATGCGCTCACAAATGCCAGCGACAACAATGTACTCGTTAACGACCTGCTGTCGAAAGTAAGGCTTGCTGATGATGCGGATAAGGATGCGCTTTACCATGCGCTTACTGCCAGGCTGATCATGATCGTATCTGACGGCACAGTAACCTGGAGCGAAACGGTAGGCATGCTGGAAATTTATTTTAAACAATTATTTGGAAAGGCAATATAAACGCCATTTAAACAGCATTTAAAACAGCGGGCTGGTCAACAACCTATAGAGCCTTCGGGCCGCAAATTATACCAGACGGACTAAGCGCCGCTGTTTTTAAACTTAAATTTTTAAAACCCATGAATAAAGAAGAAAACATCAAGCGGGCGAAAGATATTTTCGCTAAGCACTCTGCCAAAGATGCGGTATACTTTGCCGGTGATGGCCAGGCGTTCTTTTTAGAGAGCGATCGTAATAACCACAGCAAAGCGTTAGCCGACAAAGCAACGCAAACCGTAAAGCGGGAGGACGTTATGCCCAGTAATGCCGGTAAGAATAGCCCGGACGATTTTGAAGACGATGACGACTTTACTCCAAAAGAAAAAGCGCAGTCGGTAAGCGAAGCTAAAGCGGCTAAAAATGCAGGCGCAAAGGGTAAGGCCGATGAAAAGGCTAATGAAACCCCGAAAGCAGAAAGCAAGGAAACTGCCGACGCTGACGAACCTGGTGTAACCGGCCCGGCTGCTTAAACCAACACAATTAACGCCACCGGAATGGTTTGCCATCCGGGGGCAATTAAGATACCCCTATTAAAATAATTTTATGTCAAAGCAAATTGCATATTCATTAAAAAGCCTGAAAGATGGCGAAATCCCCGACGAGGGTACTATGAGCGACATGCTGGTATTGCGCGGAACTACTTACAAAGGCACCGCATCGCTGAAGGAAGATGATTCGACCGTATTTGATGTGATGGCAGAGGAGTTTGCCGATCCGGACGAATCATTTACCACACGTGGTAAGCGTACGCTGGTATTCAGCACTTACGATTACTCAAGCGACCAGCTTGTAGCGTATAAAGGCGGCGAGGTTGCTGCTGACGGCGCCTGGGAAGAACCCGAAAACGCACCGGAGATTGAACGTAGCTGGCAGGCTATCAGTAAGGATGGTACGCTAATAGAAATTCCGCGCGGTAAGCTTCGTTCGAAGTTTAACTACGAAATGAAGCAGGATGGCGTGGCACTGCTTGAAAATACGGTTACCGTATTGAAACCAAAAGGCGCGGGCGTAAAGGCGTTGCGGATAAGCAAATATGCCAACCCCGTAGTAAGCGCCGGTGCCGATCAGCCGGGTGTTGTACTGGCCAATGCCGCGCTACTTGGTACCGCAGTTCCGTTCCGTGGAACTATTACCTCGAAGCTTTGGACTTGTACCGCTAAGCCTGTAGGCGCTGCTGCACCTGGTATTACCACACCGGCAGCTTTAGCCACCAATATTACAGGCCTGGTTACCGGCGTGTACATTTTTAAGCTGACAGCTGTAGACAGTAACGACTACACTGGAACAGACACCGTAACCGTAACCGTAGCTATACCATAAGCATGAGTAACACCATCGAAAGACAGACGGCTTTGACCCTGTTGGAAGAGGGAGTAAAGGCGCCAGTAAGGGCGCCTTTACTATTTCGGATTTTTAAAAAGAAGACGATCCAACTGGTAATAACCCCGCCCAGCCAGGGCACACTACATCGAATTGCGAAACTGTCATTAAAACACCGGATGAGTTTTAATGATATCAGCACGCTTAAACAGGCTAATGCAAACATTCTTTTTTTACGCTATGGATGGGCGTTTTCGCAGGTTGTAGCTGTAGCCTGGCTAAATGCCCACCTGCGGGGCAAGCTGTTCACAAAAATAGTTGCATGGTACCTGTACTGGCACATGGACAATTTTCAACTCTTAAAAATTGCCCAGGTGGTTGAAGCTTTGGGCAGCAAAGAGGCTTTTACGAATACTATCATATTGGTGACCGGGACGAGGATGACGGCGCCGAATCTGAGCCAAAAAAGCCAGGGGAGTTAACATGCTCAGGCATGCATAGCCCCTGGGGTGTAAACTTTAATATTATAAAAGAACTGGGTTTCAGCTGGCATTATGCAATGTGGAAGATAAGCTGGACAAATATACAATTGATGCTGGGCGATGCACCCCGGTACAGCAGCAAGGCTAAAGACGAAGAAATAACCGAGGCAACCTCGTTTGAGGACTTTAAAGCTTTTATGGACTGAGGTAATTATTGAATTACTGATTTATTGAATTACTGATTATGGATTTATTAGGGCCGATAGATATACAGATACTGATTGATAACCCCGGCTTGCTGCGTTCATTGCAGCAGGGCGAGGCCAGCTTTCAGGCCACTAACCGCAATATTACCCAGCAGGCCCGCGCCACCGGTAACGAGTTGGATAACTGGGCAAAAAAGGCCTCGGTTGCTGCTGCATCGTACTTTTCGGTTTCGGCAGCTAAAAACTTTATAGCCGAATTGGTAACCGTTCGCGGCCAGTTTGAGCAATTGCACGTTGCTTATGATACCATTTTAAAAAGCAAAAGTAAAGGCGATGCCCTTTTTGCCGAAACCGTAAAGTTTGCGGCTACTACGCCGTTTAACCTCACGGAAGTGGCAACTGCCACCAAGCAGCTGCTTGCCTACGGGTTTGCGGCTAAAGACATTAATGATGTGCTTACCACAACGGGCAATATTGCGGCCGGCGTATCGCAGCCGATAGGCGATATTGTTTATTTGTATGGTACTTTAAAAACGCAGGGCCGCGCCTATGCGCAGGATATACGGCAGTTTACCGGGCGTGGTATTCCGATAATTGCCGAACTGGCTAAACAATTTGGCGTTACCGAGGACCAGGTAAACAAACTGGTTGAGGCCGGTAAGGTTGGGTTCCCGGAAGTTGAAAAGGCATTTAAAAGCCTCACAGGATCGACAGGTATTTTTTACAACCTGATGGAAAAGCAAAGCCATACTCTAACCGGCCAGCTGAGCAACTTGCAGGATGCCTTTGCCCAGATGCTGAACAGTATTGGCGAAAGTAACCAGGGTTTATTATCGGGCGGTATTCAGCTGGCAGCAAGCCTGGTGAGCAATTACCAAAAGGTACTGGACATAGTTGAGGTGTTAATTGTTACCTATGGCGCATACCGCGCCGCGTTGTTGCTGCAAGCTGCCGCGTCGGCTGCAAATGCCGTGGCCATAGGCTTGGAGACCGTAGCCTACCGCTTGTTACGCGATGGGCTTTCGGTGCTGAACACTGAAAAATTGGTAGCTGTGGCAACAACAGCAGCTTATACGGCAGTTATTGCCGCCCTGGTAATCGCTTTAAAATCATGGCATGATGCAGCCGCTCTGCAAAATAATATCAACGCCCAGACAAACGCCATATCGGCAGAGTCAGTTGTTAAGATTGAACTTGAAAAGACAAAGATCAATGACCTGGTTAAGATCATCAACGATCATAATAACAAGCAGGAAGACAGGCTGGCTGCATTAAAAAAACTAAACGCCATTTCGCCCGAATACCTTGGCAATATCACCCTGGAAACTGCAAATACCAAACAGGCATCGCAGGCCATAAAAGACTATCTGGCGAACCTGGACAAAAAGCTACAAGGCGAAGCTGCTTATGGACAAAAGCTGGAAAATATTAAAAAGATAACCGAACTGAAAACTAAAGGTGTTGATGCCATTAGTTCATCGGAAAGGTTAGGAATGAGCCTGAAAAGATTTTTTACCTTCAATTCAAGCGCTAAGAGTTTGGTTAGCGGTACCGCTGACGATGAGGAGACGGTAAACCAGCTGATTGAAAACTACAAAAAAGCAAATGATAAAATAGATGCGCTGTTTGGCGAACAGATTAAAAAAACAATAGCTGGTACCGACGCTGCAACCGGGGCAATTGCCAGCAAGTTCAGAACTGATCTTGCGGCTGCTATGGCGGGCAAAACCGTACAGCCCATTATTGACGCGTTTAACAAACTGGTAAAAGAAGCAAGCGGAAAAGATGACCTGGACGCGCTTAAAAAAGGCCTGCAAGATAAGTTGGATACTTTGGTGCCCGGCGATAAAGACCAGGATGTTTTAAGGGCCCGCATTGCCCAGGTTAAAAAGCTGCTGCGCTCATATGACAGTGGCGCGACGGCTACAGACGAAAATTCGGAGTTAAACGCCGCTCAGCGACATGCCGACCTGTTGCAGAAAATTTACCAGCTTAACGAAAAGTACAACGCCAAAACGCTTGACGATAACAGCCAAAAAATAAAGGCCGTGCGCGATGAATACGATAAGCTGAGGGCTGATATTGATAAGTATAACGCCAACCCTAAAAATACGGTCAAGATAAATAAGGGAACGTTACAGGCAAATGAAACCGGCGCTATAAACACCCAGGTTGAAAGCAACGAAACTAAAGGGATAGGCGAAGACCTGGAAAAAAGGAAAGCCCTGTACGCCGAGTATGAGAATTATAAAGAGCAGTTAGGTAAAGAGGCGGCTGATAAACAATATGCTGAACTGATTGCCAGCGGAGGTGATTTTAAAACCTATTTAAACTTCGTTGAAAACCTGTTGCTATCATCCGGACTGACACCCCAGGCACAGGAGGAGCGTAAGGCGCTATTTGCCAAATATGGTGTAGAAATTCAAAGGGACGAGGCAGCTAAGAATGTGGAGCTGCTTGCATCGGCTATGACCTATGGGCAACAACGCAATAACATTATTCAGAAATATCTTGACCAGGCTGCGCAACTGCGGAAAGACGGCTACAAAGCGGAAGCAGATCAAGCTATTTTAAATGGCGAAAAAGCCCTTACTGACCTTGACAACACCAAAATTGCTGAATTATCGCAATACAAAGAGTTGTACGATGGGTTACATAAGCTAAGCGTTAAAAAAGCCCAGGAAGATAACGAATTCCTTAAAGCCGATCTCGAAAGGAGACGTGCTCAAAATTTAATAACTGAGGAATCTTATCTTAAATACAAAAAGTTATTTAACGAGACTTCTAACGAGTTGAAAAATATCAACCCGGGTAACCTGATAGCTATTGGCTCTGTTTTCAGTAATATGTCAAATGATCTCACTGGGGTAAATTCCGGGCTATCATCATTAGTCGGTGCAGCTGGTAGCGCGTTAACTGCCATTGGTAACGTTGAAAAGCTACAGGCTAAAATAAAAGAAGAGCAGGCCAGCGGCGCTTCAAGCTTCCAGGACGAAGTATCGATGTATGCCACCGTTGCACAAAGTATAATTACAATAATTGGCAGCATAACGAGTGCCGCAAAGCAACGTAAAGCGGCTGAGCAGGCTTTTATTGATGCTACCACTTTAGCCCAAAACAGCTATAACCTCACGTTAATTGAAACCTTAAGGCTTAAGGAGCAATTAAACAGCAACATATTTTATAAAGACTATCGGGCTGATATATTAAACGCCTCACTGGCTGTTGTTGAAACTAATAAGAAACTTGAAGAATCATTTGTAAAGCTGCAATCTGCCCAAATTAAAACTGGTACAAGGAAAGCAGTTGACGGAAACGCTGTAGGTAAGGGTGCAACTTCTGGCGCGGCCGCTGGGGCTGTAATTGGCGCCGCTGTGGGGGTTGGTGTGCTTTCCGCCCCTGCCGCGGTTGTGGGGGCTGTAATAGGCGCTGCTGCCGGTGCCATCATTGGTTTGTTTGCTTCTAAAAAACGGGTAGACGTTTTTGGCCCACTACTCGGCGTATATCCCGACTTGATCCAAAAAGACAAAGACGGCATTAACCAATTGAATGAGGCCCGTGCAAAATCGCTGATTCAATCTGGATTGCTTACCGCACAGGCAAAAATAGACCTGCAAAACACCCTCGACTTAAACGAGGCCCGCAAAGCGGCAGTAGAACAGATCAACAGCGATATTAAGGATTTGGCCGGTGGATTAGGCGATGACCTGCGTAATGCCCTGGTAGATGCCTTTGAGCGGGGACAGAGCGCCGCCGATGCCTTTGGCAAAAAGGTAAGCGATGTAATTGGAAACATCGTGTCTCAATTCCTTTTCAACGACATTTTTGGTAGCCAGTTTGACCAGCTGGAAACTAATTTGAAAGCTTCGTTCGGCATCGACGGTGACCAGAACGCAACGGATGACCTGACTAACTTTTATAAGGACGCCGGGCCGCTGGTTAAACAATACCAGGATGCATTGCAGGCGGTAAGGGACGCAGCCAAAGCGCAGGGATTAGATGTGTTTGCCAACCCGGATAAAAGCGCCTCGGGATCATCATCAACGCTTAGCGGGCAGATCAAGGGCATAACGTCCGATCAGGCGAATGTACTGGAAGGTTCGATACATGGAATGCAGCTGGCCGTTGTAGGCCAAACGGCCATCCTGGCGCCGATGGGAAAAACAATGCAGGATCAGCTTGCCGAAATGCGCAGCCAAACTTTGATACAAATGGAAATATCCAGGAATACCAAACGGACTGCGGATAATACCGACGAGATGAAAGACAGCCTGAAAAGCATCGATAATAATACATCATCAACCAGTTTAACCAACGTACTGCGGGCAGCAGGTAAATTATAACATATGGCAAATGCATTGAATGGGAAAGACCTGAAGGCGTTGTTTGGCGTACAGGTTATTAAAACAGATGATTTTTTGAACAGGCCTAAACCGAAAGACAGCCTGGAGAATGATTTTCAGGATCAGGACGGGTTGGATAAGGATTTATCGGCCCGTAAGCTTGCTTCAAGGACTTTTGAACTGCCCTGCGCGCTGATAGCCACAAGCCGGGATGATTTCCATACCAAATACGACGGCCTTTTTACAGAACTGACTAAAGGCGGCTTACAGGAACTATACCTGGAAGATTTGGACAGGACATATTACCTGTATTATGAAGATCAGCAGCCGGTAACTAAGCTTACCCAGATTGACCGTGAGCATGTAGGCATAAAATTCACCATCATTTTTAGCGAGACAGACCCGCTATCGAATATTACAATCATTTACCTGATAGATGACCAGGACAGGTATTTAACGGCATGATAACGATTTATAAAAAGGGCACCAACGAAGTTAGGGCTGTTGTTGATCCCGACGATAGCAGCAAGCAGGAACGCGCCCTAATGGGCAGCGATATTGTTACGCTTACATTTAAAAGCGTTGCGCCTATTGCCTTTGCCATTGGCGATTATGCCACCATATTCGGTGCCCTTTACCAGGTTAACCGGCCTGTGCCCTTTAAAAAGATTGCCACTCGTAATATTAGCTATACCCTTACGCTTGAAGGCCTGCAATACCAGCTTAACAAAACGGCATACCTGTTTTTAGATGCCAATAACCATTTTACCGAGGGTAAATTCAGCCTGCGGGGCCGTCCGCTTGATTTTATGAACCTGGTTATTCACAACATGAACAGGATGTATCCGGGTGAAGGCTGGACGCTCGGGGACGTGGTTACTGGCGATTATGTAACACTTGATTTTGACAGTCAAAAATGTATTGAAGTATTATCGACACTGGCCAGCCAGTTTAAAACAGAATACCTGGTTGAAGGTAAAACCGTATCGCTTACAAAAAAGCAGCTGGTAAGCGGCATTACGCTGGAATATGGACAGGGGAAGGCGCTTACCAGTATTGCCATGCAAAACCAAGATTCGAACAGTAATTCGGGGATCATTACCCGCCTGTATGCTTATGGCAGCGAAAGGAACATCGGCGCAAATTACCGCGACGGCGCTAAATACCTGCGCATGGCCGATAGCCTGTATATCGAGCGTAATGCAGACGTACTGGGCGTATTTGAGGCCTTTATTTACTTTGATGACATATACCCGCGCCGGGAAGGCACCATCAGCGCCGTTGGTACTAACCTGGTATTTACTGATGATGTCATTGAGTTTAATGTGAATGATTACCTGATAGCGGGCGTTACCGCCCAGGTTACCTTTAATACCGGCCTGCTTACCGGCTACACATTTGACGTTCACGAATTTGACAACGATACCAAGACGTTTACAATAAATACTCTGACCAGCGAAACTGTTGCACTGCCTACCGACGTGCTTAAACCGGCCATAGGCGATAAATATGTATTGATAAACATTGTTATGCCGCTCAGCTACATTGAGCATGCTGAGGCGGAACTGAAGCAACGTGCAATAACCTATTTAAAGGAAAATGGCCCCGGTAATGTGGCCTACCCAGTTGATTGTAATAACCTGTACTTTCAAAAAACAGGGATTGAACTGCAACTGGGAAAAACGTATAGGCTGTTGAGCGCCGACTTTGCCATAGACCGCCAGATAAGGCTTGTAAGCTACACCCGCAACATCCGCAGGCCATTTATGTACACCACTGAACTGGCCGACGCGGTGGCGGCACAATCAACTATTATTAAACTTTTTAACCTCATATAATATGCCCCCTACTGTTGTAAAAGTTAAAATGCCCGAATCGCCGCCCTACGCGGGTGGTACAACACCGGCAACCGAAGACCTGGTTTGGATATGGGATGTCTCGGCTGGCGTGCTGAGGCAGGCCCCGTTGTCTGATCTGCCGTTCGGCACCGGCGGCGGCGGTGGCGAGCCGGTTGTAAGCGAGGCATCGCCGTTTATGGTTTTTTCCACGAGCGGTAACTATGCCTGGGATGAAGATACAAACACGGTTAAGATAAGCGATACGAGGTTACGCAACCGCACCCTATACCCGGTGTTTACCACGCAATATGGCGGCGGTGAGTTTCAACCCGGTATGATTAGCTATAACCCGATTGACCCCGACGACGAAAGCGGCACTAAAGGCCTGTTACAGATAGCCGGGTTTCAGTTAGACCCCGAACATCATATTACCATTGTTGTAGCGGGTAGCGGCAGCAGTTCAGATACCAGCTACGCAGCATTACAGGCAGATGTTGCCCTGTTAAAACAAATGATGGCTCCCTTTAAGAAAACGGCTACCGGTGCCAATGGTGGCAAGGTATGGTGGATTGGCCCGGCCGATACTATTCCGGCCGGTTGGCAGGAATGCGAAGCCATGCGCGGTTTGTTCCCAATGGCACAAGACCCGGACGATGCAGCATTTAACGGTGTTATTGGCACGACTGGTGGCGCAAAGGATGTAAAACTGGTGAAAGAAAATATTCCTGAATTGGATATTGAACGCCCAAAGAAGATACCCGATGTTGACCGTGGCGGCGGCGGTAGCCAATGGAGCCTCGATGATATTGAGACGGCCAAAGTCGGAACGCCCGATGATGATATGCAACGTGTGAATATAATTAACCCTCACGCAATTGGTCAATGGATTGAGTTTGTAGGAATTTAAAATAGCAAAACCCTTATTAAAATGAAATATATATTCAATTTTTTATTAATCCTGTGCCTGGCATCGACAGCGCTGGCGCAGCAAAAGCCGCCGTACGACCGTACGACGACTAACCAGGTGATGGCCGATCGGGCTACCTGGTCGAGGTATTTTATGGCAATACCTAAAGGGCCTACGCCGGGGTTTCCGGCTTATGTGCCTGATAGTTTGAAATGCGGGGCACTTTTCTATAGAACCACTGATACAGCCCTGTACGAATATAATTGCGTTAGTGTAAAGTGGATAAAAATGTATAGCAGCACTATGGTTAAAAAATATGCCGATAGCTTAAAAAATGAATTACTTAACGGCAATCATAGATATACTGGTATCGACACGTTTAACGTTGTCACAATATTAGGGATAGCCCAGTTAAAGGGGCCGGTCAGTACCTTTGATAATGTAACATTTCACGGCACAGGCGGGCGGCAGGTGCAGGCGCAGGGCGGCGGTGTAACGGCCATTGACAGCGTAAGCGGCAAATATATCACCATGCAGTCGGGTGACGGATCACTGCGATTTTTTGATGGCTCCCACACAACGATATTAAAAGCGGATAACGCTACTGGTGTCGTGCAGGTGCAGATGCCTAACGCTGATGGTAATTTAATTGTTGGTAGTCAATTACCGGGCGGTGGTATAGGCTTAGCATACTCTAAAACGGAGGTTGATACCAAACTATTGACCAAAGTAGACAGCGCCCGGTTAATCCCTAATCTGCCTGTTTACGCGGCAAACTACCCGTCAATCAATGATGCAATTAATGGCCTATACACAGCCCGAAGCCAGGCAGTCACGCTCAACGGTTCTGTTATTTATGACATGACAAGCCTGGCGCCATCGGGGGCCACAATCACGAGCGATTTTGCAAGTGACGCCATTGCCATAGATACGGTTGCCAAATTGACCCGCGCTGCCAGTTCTCCCACAGATCAGGGTTATTCAGGAATTAAAATAACCTATTCATCAGCTGTCAATTATTCGGCTTATAGCGTTTTTGACTTTCAGATGCGTCTTGCCTCAGTCGATCAAAAAGACATAGTCAGCATTTTGAAATTCACCGATGCAGATGGTACAATCATCAGTATGCGTCAAAAAACTCCGACCCGGTTTCCGAGTTTGTATATAACGATGAATTATGATCGTTCGGAAATTGACCTTGCATCCGGGGGGACCATAACTGGTTTCGATTGGACACAGGTCGCGGCTGCCGAATTGATTTTTCAAGTTAATCAGCCATCATGGACAGCTTATATAAAAAACTTCACGGCCTCAACCTGGGCAAATTTAACGTACGATAATATTGATACCTATGGCTTTAGCCTTGCGGGCGATACGGTAATGGGCAATAATTATATTGTCGACCCGGAGCATGGCAAAATAAGAATGAACCCGACAGGGTCGTTAACTTCCGGTAGTAGCTACACTTTTAATTATTATACAGGGGGCGGCGTTGTTGTAATTCCTAAAGGAATTACATTGATCAACAGGCAGATATTTTTGAGATCAAATTTAAATTTGATAGCTAACAACCCAAAAACAGATATTATCAAATGGAACGGATCAGGCACCGGAAGTTTTGACAAGCCTATTGTAGGGGCTTCAGGCACATCCATTTGGCCGGTTATCGTCAATAAAAGCTACGATAACGGGCTATATAATATTAAGATAAGCATTGGCCTCAACGGCCAAACAAATGAGCAAGGCATTAGGATATACGGGCTTGGTATTTATCAAAATCAAAGCTTGTTTCCAAGCACAATTTTCGGCTTCAGGAATGTTGAATTAATTAACTCTTCAATACGCGATTGCTGGGTAGGCTATACAGTGCGCTGTCAGGCATATAGCACTACATATCACCAAAACAACAACCTATTAAACAGCACCTTCTTCGATTGCTACAATCAAAACTTTGAGATGATGGCTACATCCGGGAAGGCTTTAGGTATTTGGGGCGATAATACGGCAATTTTTACAACGAATACCGCTATAGGATCAAACGGCGGTTCCTTTCACTTGCTTTACCACTGCTATGATTACGAGGTTGGTAATTATAAATTCCTCCGAACCTATGCAGGCGACCAGGTTGGACAGGGCTGTCAAAACATCTCGATACATGACGGAGCCACCGAGTATGTATCGACTGCGATCAATATGGGCGAAGAGCCAATCGGGAACTCTACTACTTCGAATGTTACATTTAGGAATATAACCTACACCGCTCTGCGAAAAAATGTAAGCGGATCGGCTATAATGCATCTTGCCAGCACAACGAATCACGCAACAAGCAAACATGACAAAGTCATGTTTGACGGAATTGTGTTTAATGGTGGCTACAACATTTTTTCTGAAACCACGGAAGCGTTTTCACACCCGGAAACTAATTTCACAATAAAAAACTGCTCATTCAACACTCCTGCAAGGGATGCGATCTCATTTAATGACACAAATGCATCAGGCTGGATTTGGGATAATAACGATTTTTTAGACACCAGATTTGTTATTACAAATAAAGGAACTGGGTGGAAAGTGATTAATAATAAAGGCCGCTTTATAAATTTCTCCGGGTCATTTATGGTATTTGCAAATTCGGCGTCAGACGATGAATATAGCAATAACACTGCCACCGGTTTAAGTGCGGCCAGTAGCGTGGGGATGCAGGTCACTTCGGGCAGCCCGGCGCGAATTAACGGTAATGTGTTCTCGGGCTTTGCTGACGGGGTTAAACTAAATTCGTCGATGTCGGGTACTACCATTAGCTATAATGTACTTACCGGTAACTCAACCAATGCAATTAACTTAAACAGCGCCAGCGCTGCCGCTAATTACATTTTTTTAAATAAAGGCTATAACACAGCCTCGGGCATTTTGTACCCCGATGGTAGTATCAGCGCCCCGGTAACGGCAACGCTCAATTTTACCAGCACGGCCGCCCAAACAAGCAGTGAGTTGACAATTACTGTAACAGGGGCAGCTGATGGCGACATGGTGATCCTGGGCGTGCCTAATACAGCCGTAAACGCAAACACTTGCTACACAGCCCGCGTATCTGCGGCTAATACGGTAAGTGTTCGGTTCAATAACTATTCCACTGCTGCTGTTGATCCGGCCAGTGCATCGTTTAAGGTTGTGGTACTTAAATAGCCTTTATAACATTGTTAAAGCCCCTTTAAATTCGATTTAAAGGGGCTTTATTGTACATAAAAAAAGTTCAAATTTGCATTTTTGGTTTTATGCTTTTGTACTTTTGGTTTTTGCGATTATACCCGGGTGCTCCACCGGAACGCCCGGAGCACCCGGAACGCTCTGGAACGCATTGTTATTGAATATCAGCACTTTATATTTTATCAAAACACGTCATGGAACACTATTTGTACTGATAATCAACATGTTAGTTTTTCTAAAATTCTCCTCGATTTATCCTTCAGAAACACATAAGTTAGGGGCATGTTATTTTAATTAGTTTCAAAAAAGTTCAAAAAACATTCACTTTTTACACAAAAAACAATAACTGTATAGTTCATTTCAGGACTAACAGAAATCAATGTATAGGTATAGCAGGATTTACTCACAAATCTGTATAGCTATTTCCGGACGGGTCACATTTCTGTCCGCATGTGCACATCAACCGTCCGGTATCGAACAGTTTATTTAAGGCCATGTTTTATATCTACTTAAAAACCAATTGATTATAAAATGGCACTGGTATTGGCATAGGCATAACAAATAAATACACAATACAATGACCACCGCCGATAACCGTTTACAGACAATTTGGGAAGGATGCTTACGCAACGAACGTAAATGCCAGGAACAGTTTTATAAATTATTAGCACCACGCATGCTTGCAGTTTGCATGCGCTATGCAACAGATAAAGATGAGGCCCAGGATATATTACAAGAGGGGTTTATCAAAATATTCAGGAACATGAATAATTACCGGGGCGATGGCAGCCTGGAAGGTTGGGTACGCCGTATTATGGTGCACGCCGCTATATCGCGGTACCGCAAATTAAAACCCATTGTGTTGGTTGAGGATTTTGCAACCGATAACGAAATGCCAATGAGCAAAAGCTACAACGACAATGGCCTTGAAGCAAAAGACCTGATGAAGCTGATCCAAAAACTGCCAAAAACTTATCGCTCGGTATTTAATATGTATGCTATTGAAGGCTACTCGCACCAGGAAATTGGTACATCATTGGGCATGAGCGAACTGCTGTCGCGCACAACATTACACCGTGCGCGTGCTGCCTTAAAAGAAATGATTGGTAAACTTACCCAGCGCGAGGAGCATTGCTACGCGTAA